TTTCATTGGATTTAGCTTCTCTAGCTTCAGTGCAGTACTCCACTACCGCGTTTGAGAACTCTCTATTACTTACGTAATGTGGTTTTTCTTTTGGTTTCATAATATACAACTCGATTAATTAAGAACATATTATACTATAATTTACAGTGTTTGTCAATGCGCTTGACAGATTGCGTTTTATAGTGTATAATATATTTGTTGCCGAGGCAGGATAATATACTAATTAATTGTCATCCCACTAATGTCGGAATCAATATCTTCATCACTAAATTTAATATCCATTTCATCAAGAAAATCATCTAAGGACAATGACTCATTAAAGTCATCTTCCAGTTTATTATTTTCATCTTCTTCAAGATATTCAGACATTTCTTTTAATGCGTTACCATATTGATTTGTCATCTCCTCTGTTGGAACAGCGATGGACATTATCTTGTCGGTAAATACCATAATTACATTCATCGGTGAGTCTTGATAAACCATATATGTTTTAAAAGCAAAAAACTTAGTACCATCATTCATTGTTTTAGCTGTAAGACTCAATGCATTTCGCACTATAAAAGAGTCTTTCATTTCACTAACTAACTCACAAATAAGTTCCTCACCCGTTACTAATTTCAAATGTTTAATCGAAGAGGTCGTCTCCATATTCTTCTACTCTTATGGGTTTAAGGTCAATAGGATAGATCTTATAATCAAATCCTTCTCTAGTATATATCTTGATTCTTTCAGCGCTATGTTTCAGTGTAAAATTCTTATGAGATTTGATATGGAGATCATCAGCGATATCAATAAGCCTAGTACTCCTACCGTCGTCAGACTGACGAAGGCCACGACCAATCGATTGGAGCACTTTAACTTGAGATTTTGATGGTGTCGCAAATACAATATTATGCAAGTTGCGGATGTTGATGCCAGTGCTGAAAGTGCCAAGAGAAGCGACAATAATAGCGTCATTTTCTTTTTCTACGATCCCTCGTATTTGTTCACGATCAGTAGCATCTACTTCTCCGGACACGTAAAATACTTTACGGTTTTCGGAAGATAACTTACTGATCATATCGTATAATACCTTTCCGTGTTTCTCTACAAACTGAAACATTACTAAGGTATTCCCTGTTTGATCCAACGCAACTTTGCTAATAAACTTATTGCGCGGTTCATATGTAACAATGTAATCAAGTTCTTCTTGATAACCTTTGTCTTTCATCATGTGACAGATATCGTTGTGATATCGTAATAACAAGATAGATATGTCCAACTCTGCTAGTTCTTTAGACTTTTGCAGCTCCACCGTGCGGGTAACAGTAAGTGTTGGACCAAACAGTCCTTCTAGGACCAGTTTGTTAGTTTCGGTACCATCGAGAGTACCTGTGAGACCAAATCTGTATTTGGCATTGATACACTTGTCCATCATGGTAGTGAGGGACTTTGCTTTAAAAAGGTGTACTTCATCACCAAAGACAGTGCCAAATTGTTCGAACCATTCTCGGCCAAACTTATAGATAGATTGCCATGTGGAAATGATGATGCGTTTTTCGGTAGTCTTTTCTTTACCTGAGTAGATACGATGACAGAACTCATCTACATCATACCCATAGTCTTCGAAGTCTTTGTACATTTGTTCTACAAGAGATGTGGTAGGGACGACTACCAGAATTTTTTCATTAGTGACCTCAAAACAGTACCGAAGAAGATTATATATGATAAATGATTTACCGCTACCAGTAGGACTAAGAAGAATACAGCGTCGGTGCTCAACGCCGTGTGAAATAGCTTTGTACTGATAGTCTCTAGGTTTGAAGGGTGAGTCAAGAAGAGATAAAAACTCGACCAAAGCAGGATGATCGATGTCTTCTCTAAACGACGGAATTCCATACGTTTCATGTTCAAGTATCTCTAACTGGTAAAATCTGTCCGCACAAAAACGACGCAGATGTTGGTATAATCCTACATTCATTTGTTTCGACACTATGTTGTAGAGCTTAACTCTACCGTCCCAGTGTCGAGACTTATACGCTGGCATATATTTGTAGCCAGGTACGAAAAAGGAGAAGTACTCCCTCAACTCGTTTTCTTGTGCCGGATGAGCCTCTACCATAAAATGGGAGTGGTCTTTCATCCGTATGCGAATCTTATTATCCACCGGCTTCGAACTTTCTCCAATCAATCATGTTCTTGATGGTCTGGTGTCTCCACTTAAGAGTGTCAACAATCTCTGTTGTGGTATTTAGTACTTCCTTAAGATACGCTAATCGTTCTTTTGATTTTTGGATTTCGGGGTCAGCATCATAGTATAAATCCATGTCGCCTTTTAAAACCTTTAATCCGTTAAGTGGGTCCAAGTCCCACCCTGTAGACCGAAGTTCTTCTTCGTCCATCTTACCATTATAGTACTTCCACTTCTGTAGAAGTAAAGTTTTCTGCGAATTTTCTGCACGCTCGATCTGTAGTTTTGCTAGAGACCGGTATCGCATATACTTCGCATGTAACATTGGTGTTTGTCGTGATATTTCATCTAGCTGGTGCTTAGGGATATCACAGTCTTCTTTCCATTCTTGTTGAATAGATTCTAAATCCATAGTATAAACTCAAATAAATAAACGTATATTATATCATATATTGACTATATAATCAATACAATCTTTCCAATAATCTTCATTGTGACCAAGTACATAACTCAGGGTCATTCTGTAACAGTTAGTTCTCGCAGCATGATAAACTACTTGGTCGGTGTCGTATGAACCAAAGTATCCAGCTTTTAACTGCCATCCTTGTTGATCGGGGATTTCAATAATCGCTTTTGTTTCCGGATCAACATATCTGAACCACCCGTCACCTCTCTCTGACCATGTAAAGATCAGATTAAAAGCAGATGCATTCGCGTTATTGTGCCACCCAATAAATCCGTTCGGTGGATATAGAGTAGACAACGCACTTGTTTCTAAACCAAGTTCTGTTTTTATTTTACCGTCAAGATGGGACCATGTCTTTGCATACTCTTCGGGATGCGTCCCACGATAAAACTCAACTTTGATAGGGTGACACACAGAGTTCTCTGCAGCGCCCAGATGTCGTTCTCCCATATTTATTATACGATGCATTTCATCTTCGCCCGTATAATGATCGGACATTCCTGCTTGATCGGATCTCAATACAAGATTAGTCTTTTCTGGTTGATAGAGTTCACGATAAGTGTAACGAAACTCTTCTAAAAGATCAAGAACATTTCTATTTTTGATCTCGTATTTTGAAAGAGTCATTTAGTCGTTGTCTACCAAAATAATATCAAACGTTGCTGAAACTTGTGTTTGTTGACCAGCCACAACATCAATCTTGATGTCGTTTTTTTCTGGAATAACTAATGGGACTGGATATTCAATATCCAAACTTTGACCACCTGCAGCGTTTAGGTTTGCTTTGATTCGGAATACGCCACCATTTAAAATTTCACGACAAAACAAACGATAGGTCATACGTGAGTTAGTCGATGCTTTATCTGAACCCAAATGAATGCCTAATATGTAACCAGTCTTACCGGCAGGTACTGTGTATGTTGCCATCAAAGTCTGACCTAGTCCAGCGAGAATCTTGGCCGCGAGATCTCCACCTTGATTAATTGTAACATCACTTGCGTTTGTGGTAGTAGACATCTTGCATCGGAACACACGAGAGAACGTTAGAGTACCTGTCGCGCCGATAGCAATCGTTTCACTCTGTAGATTGTAGTCTGCATCTAGACCGTCAACGACCACATCTTCGCCGACCTCTGTTAGAGAAGAAACGGAAACTAAACCATCGTCTGGGTATGGGTATGCGACATCGCCATCATTACCGTCCCAAACAGTTCCTTCGGTCACATCCCCGTTAGTCGCACCAAATTTGTTAATATGTGTGTAACCAGATACATCACCGGCCGCGATTGGTATATTACTTGCCGCGCCAGATGTGTTTAGAATGTTGCCGTCTTTATCAGCAATCATTACCACTTCGTGAATGTCGTTGCGAGTTCCGCCACCTAAATGTACGCCTCTTCTTGCACTAAATTGTGCCATTATGACTCCTTAAACTAATTGAAATTCTGTAAATCTAAATGTCACGTCAAAAGATATGTACGACACATCGCCTTGAATTGACGTAAACTCAATAGATCCCAACTGTGTCGGTATAGCGTTCTTATATCGAATCTTGCCACACGAGTTGTTGTGACTATTGAGAATAATAACGGTCACATCATGATTCACAGTCTCGCCTTTATTATAGACACATTGTTCTAACCAAGTTTGCATTTCTTTATATGCAGAGAGATCTTCGTCAAGAATTAATGTTAAGGTCAAATCACCATAATTGATAGTGTCTCCAGAAACCGGAAACCCTTGAATTCTAGGTATACCAATTTCTACAGCATTAACTGTAGAGCCGGGATGTGTAACAGACTGTGAAAAGAACTCGAGGTTTGCATACTGTTCTCGTTCTATTACAACACGAAATCCTGACGGTTGCAAAAAGTTCTTGTTGTTAGTTAAACTCATAATAAGTCCTCATTATCACTTTATTTATACGCATAAAAAAAGGGAGTCCGAAGACTCCCCAAAATGACTAGTAGACTAGTTCTTTTTATTAAACACCTGCGCGATCAAGAATATTGTCGACGCGGAAGATGCGGTAGTATGTGTTCTGACCATTCGTTGCAGTGATGTCACGTGAAGATCCATCTAGTGCACCGATGAATGGATTCGCAGCCATACCATAACGAGTCTTAAACCCGATACGTGGTTGGAAATCATTCTCGCCAACTGCCTTGACCATCTGTAGTGGTACGTATGGGCAATAGAACATACCAGCGTCATATGGGTTAGTACCCTTATAACCTACTGTACAGTAGTTAACATCTGCGTATGGATCGATGAATACGCGCATACGACCGTTTAGAGTACCAGCGAATGTATTACCAGTATCGTCTACTGATAGACCAGCGCCTGGAGTGTAATCTAGTTGACCAGATGCTGCAAGTGCAGTCGCAACGTCAGATGAACATACGATGATGTTACCCTTACCGCGACGTGTAGCCTTCGCGATTTGGTTTGCTTCGCGTTCAATCTGCATTGCTAGACCCTTGAACTTCTCCGCAGACCAACGACCATCAGCGTCAGTCGATAGATCGAAGATGCCTGGGTTAGTAACGTTTGAAGATTCAGTTAGACCTAGTTTAGCCTGCAAGTTGATTGTACGAACGATTTCGCGGTTGATTTCAGCAAGAATCTCTGTAGACAGAATGTTTGCTAGTTCTGTCTCAGCGTCAAGACCGTGGATTGCTTTCAAGTCTTGTGCTAGTTCTAGTGAGTATTCAGCCTTTAGTGCACGTGACTTTGCAGTGACGGCTGTCTTCTCGATTGAGAAGCCCATCTCTTGGAAAGCACCTGTATCGCGACCTAGACCTTCTGCTGCTGCAGTTGACATTGGACGACCTACTGCATCAACAACAGTGAAAGTATCTGAGTCTCCACCGAAACCAGAACCTTGTGTAGTTGGTGCATCGCCAGCGTTATCAAATCCGCTTGAGTATGGTGGTGTAGCGGTTGGCTTACCACCAGAGAATCCAGTACTTGGCTCGTTTAGACCTAGAGCTTCTGGTCCGTCCATACCGTTGTACTTTGACTTCATCGCGAAGATTAGACCAGTTGGTCCAGACATTGGCTGAACACCACATAGGTCATATGCCATTAGATTTGGCATTGCGCGACGTACTAGTGAGATTAGGATTGGGTCCCAGTTAGCAACGCCTGCATTACCGACGCTGTTAGTTGGACCAGTTTCTGTTAGAAAACCACCCATTGCAGCACGCTCTTCTGAAAGTGCCTTCTCTTGGTTTTCTAGGATAGCAGCTGTAACTGCCTTACGGTGATGATCGGTGATTTGACCAGCAGACTCTTCATTAAGTACTGGCGACCACTTCTCAATCAATTGATCGAATGAATTGTTCATTGTTATATTCCTTATTTCTTAGAGGTTTTACGTAGAGCGCTCAAGTATCCTTCCATAGATAGGGATACTTCAACTTCTTCTTCAGCTTCTTCTGAAACTGACTCTTCAAGTTGCTCTGGGATTTCTTTTGAGAAGTATGATTCTTTGACAGTATTTACTTTAGTAACGAATGTTTCTTCGTTCTCAAAATCAACGCTGTTTAGAAGTTCAGCTAACTTCTCCGCTTGAGTGTCTGCAAGGTCACGAGTTGCTTCAGCGATGATTGAATCACGCTTGTAAGTTTCTAGTTCCTCTGCAAGTTGAATTGCATCACCAGTAGTTGAGTTTAGTTTCTCTTCTAACTCAGATACTTGTTCTGCTAGTTCATCAACTAGGTCTACCTTGGCTTCTGGAACTTCGACGTAAGACTCTACGAATAGGTCACGCATTCCGTTCATGAACCCTTCAGCGATTTCGGTACGTAGACCGGATTGGATCGCTAACTTGTTCTCTTCCATCCAAGATTCAACAACATAGTTTAGGTAAGAATCGACTTTACCGACTAGGTCAGTTTTAATCG